CCATCAGCAGGTGAGGTAACATTTACATCATTTAATCCTGCTAAAGTAGTACCTGTTACATCTTCAAATGAACTACCATTATAAACCTTTAATACGTTTGAAGTCGTGTTAAATACCAAATCTCCAGCATCATTGTCAGAACCTGGATCAGATGAAGCTACACGATATCTAGCAGCAAAACTGTTTACACCTGATATGTTAGAAGCAACAGTATTTACATTTGATATTGAACCTGCAACAGAAGCAATATTACTTACCACACCTGATGCTCCAAGCGTTGCCATATTAGTTACATTATCTGATGTTGCTAACAGGTTAAGGTCAGTAACAATATCTGATGTTGCTAATGTGTTTAAATCAGAAACTATGTCAGAGGTTGCCAACGTATTGATATCAGAAACTATGTCCGATGTTGCCAAAGTATTTAGGTCAGATACTATATCCGATGTAGCCAACGTATTTAAATCATTTACCACATCTGTAGTCGCTAATGTATTTAAATCTGATACAAAATCAGATGTAATAAAACTAGCTTTTGCTGCAACACTTGTTACATCACTAGATATTCCAGCTACAGTTGTAACATTTGCAGATATTCCTGCTACTGTAGTTACATTTGCTGATATACCAGCTACAGTTGTTATGTCTCCTGTTATTGTTCCAAGTGTAGATAAATTTGTTGCTGTAATGGTACACGCTGGGTCTCCATCTGCATCAAATTCTAGTATTTTATTTGCTCTACTTGCTTTGACTGGTAGTTGCATATCAAAACCTGTAGTGGTTTCTGCCAATGGTAAACGTATTGACCTAGATGCACTTTCCTCTCTCTCTGCCATCATGGCCATTAGTGTATCTAACTGGGTATTTAATGCTGTAACATCAAATGAGGCAGCAGGTGTAAAATCTGTCAGTCTTTCTACAGTAATATCACGAACAATAACAATGCTGTCATCTGCTGTAGCACCACCACCTAGTGTTATTGTGCCTCCAGCTCCAAACTCATATGCACTATCACTCGCATTGGATGTACCTTGTACGCTAAACTGAGCTACACTACTTGGTGCAGCATTAAAGGTTAGTGCCGAGCCATTTCTAAAGACTTTAATATCAGATGTATTAAAGAACTCAAATCCTATAGTAAATACTGTTTGCCCACCTGTAGCAGTATATGTATTTCTTGGCGTATTTTTTGCACTTGCTATCGTCATCTTATTAAATCCACCCCTGCACCATAAATTTTCTTAAATAATGAATCAAAATATATCAGATTATTAAAAGGAATTAAACGTCTTATTGTTTGAGCTTTTTCGTCAAAAGGCACATCTGAGCCCAGTGCATATATTAAATCAGCTAACATGCCTGGCCCAGCACCAATAAATTCTCCTGTTGCATCTGCAATATTAGCTTCACCAAATCTGCCTGGAGTTCCTATTGATGGTCTTACTCCTAATGGTGTATCAAACATTCCTTCTGATACAACTTCTAATGCAAAGTTTGCATCACCAATTAAACCAGTAATTCCTGACATTTCAATAGCTCTATATATTCTTTCTTCTGCTGTTTTATGTTGATAATATCTTGGATTTTTTAAATAATCACCTAAAGCTGCAAATCCAATCATAGTTATAGCACCAGTCATAACATTCATTTCTCTACCTGATAACCCAGATAAAATAAGTTTTCTATTTGCTGCAAATGACCAAGCAAAAAATTGAAATGGTAAAGCTAAAAATCCATTATTAAACTTACCACCAAACTCTGTTTTTTCATATCCACCTAAAAATCGCATTACATCATTATCAAATGCTTGTGCTAATTTTTCATTTCTTACTCTTATTACACCAAACATCATATTTGGTTTATCACTCATGCTTGGTGTAATAATTGTTCTTTGCACATCTTGAAAAGTTGCAAATCTTAATTTATCACCTAATTCAACACCACGTTTAGTTGCATACCATTCATCCATTTTTGTAAATAACATTCCATTAGGTGTTTTGTGCATAGGTAAACGACCTATTGCTCTTGCTTCTTGTTTGCTAATTCCATAATTATTTAATCTAGTTAATTCAAATTTTGTAGCTTTACCATTTGCAACTTTTACGCAATCTTCTAAAAATCTATGTGTAGATATATGTTGTGTCCACTCTTTCATAGTTTGTGTCCAACCAGATAGTAAATTTAAATGATAAAAAGGAGATTGTACTGACTCAAAAGGTTGAGCTATATTTTTATCAAAAAATCTACTATAAGCAGAACTGCCTCTGCCCACTCTATATTCAGTATTACCAATTAAACGATTAGATGAATTATTCATAACTACATCATATGCATCACCTAACCAAGAATTTTCTATTAATGATTGATTAAATTCTTTGTTATCTGCTGCAAAAATTGTTTTACTATTTAAATATTTAAAAGTATTTGCAAATCCATGTACCATTGGTATACGAGCAAAATCAACAATAGAAGCAAATAAAACTTTACCCATCATTGCAGTTGAAGCCCAGTTTCTTAAAGTTGCTGGTAATCTTGATTGAAAAAATGTACTTGGATCTCCAGTATTAAAAATATTATAATACTTATCTTTATTGTCTCTTAATGTTTCTGTAACAAGATTTATTTCATCAAAATCCCCATTACCTTTATATTCAAATTCTAATAAATCTAATTCATTATCTAATAATCTTATTTCTGCTGCTGGGTCTCCAAATTTTCTTGTCATTTCTATTCTTTTATGCATTCTTTCAGAATATAATCTAACTAAATAATTTATATCATTTATTAAAAATGGTAATAATTCTTCATCAGTTGCTGTAATATTCCTACTTTGTAAAGCATTTAAACTTAAATTTTTTGACATAAGTTTATTTATATCGCCTTCCATATCAAGATTTTGTGCATCTCTTGTAATATTTTTAATAGCTGCATCAACTCTAGCATTTATTAAATATATATTAGCTTCACCAACATCATCAGATATACTAACTAAATTACCATCTGTATCTTTATATTTATAAGTTCTTTTATCTCTTACAAAAGAATTATATAAAATACCTCTAAATGTACCTTGCTCTGGTATTGAAAAAAATCTTGGGTCAATAGTATCACTTATTTTATCACCCATCACACGCACTTTTTTCTTTGGAATAGTTACTATCTTTCCATCAATCTCAGCTTGTACGCTACCATTTTTATTTATAGTTTTAATTTGTCCATATTTTTTTTCAAATCTAACAACCATACCAGGCAACATACCTTGCACTATAGCTATTTCAGGAATAACAGTCGGTGGTACAAAATTTTCATTAGCTAAATTGTCTAAAATAGCATCTATGTCATATACTCTATTAACATAATTTTTTACTAATGGATTAAATTCATCAACAAGATTATCTATCAAATCTCTTTCAAGTTCGGCAAAGTTAGATGCTTTTGCTTCTATTTGTTTTTTTCTAAGATTTAATCTTTCTAAACCAGCTTTATCTTTTGGATATTTCTGTTTATGTTCTTTAACCATTCTTGTTATTCTTTCTAATCTTTCACTATATTTTACTCTTAATCTTTCAACAGATTTTTGTGATTGAAACATACCTAATCGTTTTGCTTCTTCACCTATAACTTCATATACTTTTCTAATATCATCTGCTGTTTCTTGAACCTGTTTTGGAGCTTTAGAATAAAAATCTTCACTTCTAATCGCTTTAGTAATTGCTTCATTAAACTGCAAAAAAGTCATCATTCTATCTTCTGATTTTTCTACTAAACCAACTCTTTCACCTAAATCAGTAAATCTATCTTGTATTCTTAATTTTGTTGCACCAAAGTTATATCCCTTATATGCATCATTTACATCCTCAATATCTTTTCTATATCTTTGAAATTGTTTTTGTAGTCTATCATTAAAGCCACCAATAGTTTTAAAATGATTAGCTGTAGCTTTTACTAATGCAGATTGTGGTACAGAAAATCCTGCTTTTGCTGCTCTTAATGTTGTTGCTCCATCTCCTGTCATTTGTAAAGCAAAGTCAGCTACTTGATTACGCATACTTGAATCTTTTAAATCATTATTAAGCAAACGACCCATATCTGTAATCCATCTATCAACTTTTTCACCCATCCAACTTCTTTCATTACCTTTACCAATAGCTATTTGTCTACCAACTTTTGCTGCCATTATTTTTTCTATTATTTCTTGATTGAGCAAATCTTCTGCCCTAACAACATCATCAGCTATTGGCTGACCACCTATAAATTTAGTATGTTCTTTCTCAATTAAAAACTTCATGTAATCTTCAACAGTTTCAAATTCAAAAGGTAATTTTTGTGCACCAGCTATTTTTGGTTCTACATATGTGCCTTCTCTAAATCTTCTTGTTAAATAATTTATATCTATAAAAATAGTATCACTATCTAATGTTTGACCATTAAATTGATCTCCTTTCTTAACTATCTTTATTTCATCTAAACCCATGCCTTCACTTTCACCAGCGTATTTTAATTTATAATTATTTCCTTCAACTAACTCACTAGGTAAAATGTCATATGTTAATTTTTCATTATCATCAAACATTTTTGCAGTAAATACGTCATTTTCTGTTTCGTGAAATGCTTCAAAAACTTTATTAGCTTTTTGTTCACCATCAACTAAATCGTCAAAACCTTTTACTGCTGTTCCTCGTCTACCAAACGCACCTAATATTGTGCCTCCTAAAAAACCAGCTCCAGCTACATAAGTAACTGATTCACCTAATGTGGCTGTGGGGTCATAAGCATGACGAACTGGTTCTTCTACTGCTGCCAAAGCTCCAACACTTAAAGCACCTTTGCCAAAACGACTAGCAAAAGATATACCAGACACAAAAGGTATTGGAACATATACTAATGGATTTCCAAGTTCAGCAACAAGTTCTGCAAAAATACTGCCATCATCTCTTATTTTTCTTAAATGATTATTGTAGTCTATTTTTTCTTTAACATAATCTAAATGCTCTTGATTTCTTATGTCCATAAAATAATCACTATATGGTTCATAACCTACTATTTGTTCTTCTATATTTTCTGGTGGATTATATGGTAAATCAATATACGATGTTTCATCATCTAACAAATATTGACCAAATGCAGTAAGTTGAAAAGATGCTGATACTTCATCAGCAAATGTTGGATTAATATTTAATCTTGATACTCCTTCGAAAGGAGTTCCAAATACTGGTTTTTTTTGAAATATATCTGCCATATATTAATTTATAGGTTCTCCACCTAATTTATTGTATTCTTCTTCTGACATTTCTTTACCATCAACTATATATGTAATTCTTTCTTTACCTGTTTTTTCCATAAATATAGGATTTTTTGGCTGATACATAGGCCTTTTGAAATATGGTTTACCAGTTTTTGGATTAATATTACTTCTTAATTCAGAAATATTTGTTTTATCAGCTCTTGATTGTAATGCAGCAACTTGGTCATAAAATAATCTGTATTCCCTATTTTCATCTGTAAGTAAAAAATGATAATCTGTACCATCAAAATATCTTAATCTAAAAATTGCTTGAGATGAATCTTGTGGTTGACCAATTAAATCAAAAAAAATATTTTCACCAATTACTGGTTTGATTAAACTAAGCTCTACATTAGTTGCAGTTCCAAGTCTATATTTTAATCTTTGACTTATAGTTTCTTCTAACATTAATTTTGCATCTGATTCATCACCATTATAGTCATACATAAATTTATCAGGTGCAAACTTTGTGTATACTCTTCCACCTGTCTCATCTGGGTCATTAGCATCGGCACTAGGATTATACATAAACTCACTTAATGTAACTTCATCATTTTCAATAAAACCATCCATAACTTCTGATGCTATATCAGTAACATTTCTTAATGGGCCAAACTCATATCTTTCTTTTGTTGTTGCTACTACATCAGCTAATAATTTAGGTGGAATTAAATTATCATCTCTACCAGCTAAAGAACTATATTCTCGTTTTATATGACTTGTTACTACATCTTTCAAGCTTTTTCCATCTAATCTACTGAAAGCTCTAGGTTTTGTATCTTTTGCTTTTTGTTGTATCATATCAATAAAAATTTGTGCTCCTTTTTCTGGACCATAAGCTCTAACATTTCTAGCTAATTCATAAAATGTATCTTTTTGTTTATCATCAAGACCTATTTTATTAATTATAGATGATGTAATAATTTTTCCATCTTTATCATAACTAATAGTATTAGTCATAAATTTAAATGCTGGTGAGTTTACAAAACCTTGTTCTCCAACTAAATCATCTACTTGTAATGAAATAGGGTCTTTAGTTAATATATTTATTGCTGGTGTAGCTATCATAGAATGTACAACTCCATGCTCATTAGCAACATATTCAAAAAAATTTTGACGTATACCTGCATTTTCTTCTGAATATACCGTATCAGGTGTATAATCCATTCTTCCTTGTGCAACAGAAAAATCTGAAATAAGTCTTTCAGTAATTGGATGATTTTGATCTAACAATGCATTTTGAATTTTTTCTGCATTTGCTTTTGTTGGTATGCCACCTTTAGTTAATATATTATTCATTAGTATATTATCTTTTGCATGTACACCTGCATTTGTTAATAACTCACTTTGTCTTGTTAAATAAGTATTTATTGCAGCTCTATTGTTTTGTAAGATATCCATATCTATTCCAAAATCTTTTTCAATATTTTTTGTTGTCCTTGAGCCATCTTGGTTTGTAAAAGATACAGTTTTCTTTCCTGTATTTATTGCTTCTCTAAAATTTATAATATTACTTCTACTAAAATTAATACTATTTGGATTTGTTAAATCAACATCTGTAAACTCTTGTAAACCATCTGATATCTCTAACATTGCCACATAATTAGCTAATTTGTTCTTCATCCAAAAATCAGCATATGGAACTGCTTGTCGTGAATACTGTTCCATAGTTCCAGTCAATTCTGCTAAATCATCTTCTAAATTTTTCTTATCATTTACTAATCTTGTAAAAAAACTATCTTCAAAAACTTTATCTTTATATGCAGAATCTGATTGAAAAAATTGTTCTCTTTTTGAGTGATGTCTATTTGCTAATTCATTTTGTGCTCCATTTATTTTTAATTGTATTTTTGCATCAAAAATATTTTGCATAGCAGGTGGTACAGTGCTTCTTAATGCCTGTAAAGCAGGATTAGTATTTGCTGCATACATAGCAGATAATTCAGGTATAGTTGTGTCATATCTTACTTTACCTTTTAATATTTGTTTTTCTGTTTGCAATATATCATCAGCAGAAACTACTACTGCATCAAGGTATGTTTTTGCAACTTGTTCATTAAATGCATGAGCAGCCCATGATGTATTAATCAAATCATCTGGTGTTCTATAGCTTCTTGCTATTTTTTGTGTTCTTTGATTACCATCTGCATCAGTAAAAGTAAAATCTTCATATTGTATTTCAGCTTGTTGTGCTAACATTTCACCTTTAGCAATTTCATCTTTTTTTAATTTTGTTAATTGATTATCAGCAAAATCAAGAACAGTTTGATTTATTAAAGTTTCTGTCCTTCCAACAGTATCACTTAAACTGCCTAAAGCAGAACCTCTATTAACTCTTATATCAGCAGGATTAAAACCTTTTCTAGTATCTCTTTTTAATGCCATTAATAATCAAACCCCTCAAATGGATTGTTTTTTGGATTAATACCACCCATAATCTGTGAATCAAACTGTGGGTCTATTCCTGTAGGGCTATTTAATAAACCCCCTGCACCCTTTGCTCCAAGCTGTATAGCTTTAAGTGTTGTTTGTTTTCTTTGTGCTTTTGCTTGAATCTGTCTTTGAACAAGATTAACTCTTGCATCATATGATGCATAAGAAAGTGATTCTCTTTTTCTGGCTGTATCTAATGCAACAGAGTTTAATTCAGTATGATAAATACTTCTATTATTTTGTTGATTAGCCATAAATGACATACTGCTACTTGTTAAACCTGTTGAAGCTAATATTGCTCTATTTTGTGCTAATTTTTCTTGAAACTGTTCTGATAATACATTACCTTTTTGCAGTGCTTCTATTTCTACTGCTACTCTATTAGATTTGATCTGTTCTTGTTTTGCTTTATATTCTGCATTTGCAAGAGCTAGTTGTGCTTTCTCTGTTCTTTTTGCTTCAAGAATACTTACACCTGCTATTGCTACATATACTGCTGGATGACACATTAGTAGTATACCTCCGATGTTATGCCTAATACTCGCATTGGCAGTGGTGCTGTCTGCGATACTGTTAATGTTGGGTCTTTCTCATAACCAAGTGTATGTACTTCTCTCTTGCCTGTCAAAGATTGTAATCCAGATGATGAATCATTTGGGTTAGAACCTATTAAAACTTGATTAGCATTAATGGTAACATTATATGTAGTTGATAATTCTAATACAGCTTTACCTATTTTTCTTGGTTTACCAGTTAATACGCCACCTTGTAATCTAGCATCTTGTGGCAATGTTTCTACAGTAATTGTGTAATCTAATCCTATATCTACTGCTGATGCTGGTGATGGAAAGACTGCTGTACCACCAGAAGCAACTGTTGCACTACCATAGTAAAAAAAGTCGCCATCTTCTGTTGAACCACTTGTTGCATGTACTGTCTTGCCTACTTGAGTAATGCCTGTAAACACACGACTAGTTAAAAATACTAAGTCAGTATTATCACTAATAGATGCTGTTACTGGACTAACTGATATTACATACTCATTAGATGTCCCTGTTGAAACTACACTTGTAACTGTATGTGTTGTGCCAGTACCAGCAAATTGAAATGTTTCACCTTGATTAGGGCTATTAGTTGCACCATCTATAATAAACTGACTAACACCAGATGATACTGCTCCTTTATTTTTTACTGTACCATGTGGCTGATAACTTGCTGACATAGTTTTGGTAAAGGACATGTCAGTTGGTATGTCAAACTGTGTGGTTGCAAACTGCTCCAGGCTGTATACTGTAGAGCCATCTATGGTTCTTGAAGTCAATACATAGATACTTGACGATAAACAGCATATAGATAAATAGTTACCGTCAGTATTCCATTGTGTCCAGCCAAATATTTTTTGCTCTTTTTGACTACTATATACACACATTGTGCCATCAGTATTTACTAAAAAATATAATTGCTCAGTTCTATCTGGCAAGGTAGATGCTGTTGCTGTATCTACTGGATTATCAATTAAATGTGCAGACTCCAGACTAGTATTGTTACTATCAAACAACTCTGTTGTTGAAGCAAAAACATAGTCCCTTATGTTCTTGCCATTTTTTTGAATGTACAATGTACCTCCATCAAATGGTCTTGGCATACCTTTTTGTTGAATACCAAAAGATGTTTGCCTTACAATCATAGAATCAGTAGGCGTTATGTTTTTACCTGTTTGTGGTCTTAGAAAAAACTCTGCACCACTTGTAAATATTTCTAATACACGCCCACTTACTAAATGTCTTATTTCATTAATTTGATCAGATGCTATTTGCATTTGTAAACTTTCATCATCCTTTGCTGTGCCTACATCAAAATTAAAGAAAGCACCGACTTTACTTGATGTAAGATAATCTGGAGCATCTGTATTCCCACCAAAGTAAAGTCTTTGCTCGTGAAATATACAACATCTAGGATATCCATGAACATCACTGTACAGTTGTTCGTCCCATTTTCTAGTTGCTGGATGACCAACAATAGTTACATTTGCTCCACCAGCATCTACAGATTCTGTTGCTGTATCGCTTGAACCTGCTGTAAAACTAAATCTATCATCGTCAATATTAGTTATTGTAAATGTACCATTGAGATTTCCACTTGATAATCCATCACCATCAGAATCAAAAATATCTTGAGCACCACTAATAGTTATACTTGCACCAGTAGAAAAACCATGTTGTGCAAGAGTAACTTCTACTACTCCAGAACCTTGAGCAGTTTTGAATGGATTATTGTCTAGCTCTATTTCTACATCATCTAGTAATGTACCCGTTACAACAGTTGCTGATGTATAACCAGTAATCAATATTTCTGCTCCATGATACCTTACTCTTGTTCCAACATAAGATGGACTTGATGTCCAATAATCAGCAGAAGTTGTAAGTGTAACTCCAGTCGATCCTTTTGCTGTCTGGTTTATATCTAATGTAATACTATCATCAGCAAACTTAAAATATGGTTGATATGTTTTTTCTCCATTAACACTTGTATCAAATACAAATGTTGACAAAGTGAATGTAGTTGCACCAGTTCTTTTCAAAACTTTAGTTGCAAAATCTTTATGTGTAATAATCATGGTATCACCCTGTTGTGTAACAGTAAGTTCAAATAGCTGTGCTGTTGCTATACCTGATGATGTAATTGTTTGTAACAATGTACCTGCACTACTGTATATTTTTATAGTAGTGTTTTGAAAAAGTATTACATACTCCTGGTCATCTGAAAAAATAAATGATTCTAATCTGCCTGTTGCTGAACCAATGTCTGCTCTATGCACTGTGCCAGGTCGTCTTTCAATGCCACCTTGATTTAAAGTTAATACATTTCTCGCTTTTTTTAATCCTTGCTCGTATGCTATTACATCAACCCTACTAACAATCTTTGGGTCTAGTTCTCCTCTTACAAAACTTGCTTGATGTATTCTTTGTACTGGCATTCATTAGCTCGTAGGTGGTGTTGCATTGAGATTTGTTAAAGATGTACGATTTCTTCTATTTCGTATTCTATTAACATCCATACGCTTAGTTGTTTGTGCTTGACTATCTGTTGACTTAGCTATTGCTATCTGTGCTATAGCTCTCTGCTGATATAATTGTGATAAACTATCATTTCTTGCTATAGAACCTGCAAACAAACTAGCAAGTTCAAATACCATGCATTGTTTAAAATATGGTGGAAACTCTGCCTCACTTGGCTGAAATGTGTAGTCGCATATCAACGTGTCATTACTGTCTGTATCAGCAAGTAACTTATCTCCATATCTATCATAAACAATAACATTATCATTGACTGTAATTGTATGGATTAAAAGTGCATCACTTGGCATAGCATATGCAGATTTATATCTGCCTAGTGGTGCTACAGATTGATAGCTTAATTGTATTTGTTTTGCTGCAAATCTCCATCGAACTCTAGTCAACATAGCTTCCAATGTAGATTCATATAGCTGTCCAGCTACAGTAGATTCTGTTGTCGCTTCTTCAAAGCTAGTGATTATGTTAGCACCAACCAATACCAATGCTTTGTTACAAATATCAAATCTAGTTTCTGATAACATAATCCCTCCTTGTATGAAAATGAGGGAAGGGTGTAGTCAGACCTTCCCTCAAGTTCAAAGCACTAATTAAGTGCCATTTGTTGTGGTAACAGTTGCTGCTCCTGTTGCTGATGAAACTACTAATACATCAACAGTAGCTGTACCACCTGTTGAACCTACACAGATGATAATATCAAACTGCTTTAGGTTATTAGTTACATCATTAAAGTAACCTGAACCTGCAACAGTCCCAACTGCATCTGTTGATTGATACATGAAAAGGTTTGAATCACCGCCTCCTGCTATCAACTTTAAGTTTGCTGCTGTTAAAGCCATATTATCCTCCGTTATTCAGTTATCTGGATTTGCATGAAACCAGTTGCATCAATCGCAACAGCCTGCATACTCATCATAGATGTTGTTAAACTACTTACTCTTTCTGGAATATAATGCACCTCTGTTTTAATATCAGCACCTGTAGCAAGGCCAATAGCAGATTTATGGTAAGCATGACAATCTCTAGTTGTACTAGATAATGTCAATCCAGAATGTGTAAAGTATAAGAACCCTAACCATCTCTTAGCAGTCATACCACCAGAGTAAGGTAATTCACCTTCTCCAACATATTCTGCTCTTGAGAATTGGTCAATCTGTAACAAGTCAGCCCACCCAGCACTAGATACAACAAAGTATCTTTGACCATCATCAGGAACATCTGCTTCACCAAATGTTTCATATGTGGTTAGATTCTTTGCAAGTGTAAGTCCTGCACTACCATGAGCAATATTTGCAGAGTTTGTACCTGCATCTAATACGTCAATGATAAGTTGGTCTGTTTTTCTACCTAAAGCTGCTGATGCAGATTGAGCTAGAACTTGTCTTTCGTCTATGTTTGTTTTCAACTCGTCCATATTATCAACATAATCACTAGCATAAAAATCAGCTAATGTAACATCAACTGTACTATGTGAAATGTCCATTGTTGGAACTTCTGCATGACGACTTTTAGTAACTGCTGAACCTTTCCCTACTTTCTGGAAACGTGCTTGGCTACCTTTAACATTTTTAGACTGCCTAACAGTATTCATCAGTTTTGAACCCATACGCTGATATGCCATATGGACTTCTGCTTCAAACTGTTTAATAAAGGCAGTATCGATAGATGTACTCATCGTTTATCTCCTGTTAAATTAAATTAAAATTTCACAGTTGTCCTTTATCCTTCAATTCGGTTGTCCATTTAGGGCCTATCTCCGACATATTGGGCTGTATTTCTTTATCTACCAATGGCAGATGCTTATAAAAATAATACATTTCAACATTATTTACAAGTATTGGTTGCTCTGCAATACAATATTTTTGCCATTTTAACCACTTTATGCTCTTTTTATGCTCTTTTATTATAAAATTAAATAAAAAAGTATAGTGTGATTCAAGATATGTTATCCATTTAATATTATTTTTTATAAAAAATCTTTGATGTTTATACAGCAAATCACTTGCTAAAAACCATACTGCAGCTTTTTTTGGATTAATTCTATTAACTGGCATTGCGCCCCATATAGCTACAACTTCATCTGTACCTTTTTCGAAAATAGTAAAAGTATGTGTATTGGGTCTATTATATCTAAATGGATTTATCAAAGCAGTCAATGGGTCAATACCCATTGCTCCTAATTCATACTTATCTAACTGTTGTAAATTTGGTGCTAATCTAAAACAATCGTCTGGGATTGTTTTTTCTACATATAGCATTACTTAGTTAACATTCTAAATGCGGCATCTACTTTTGCTACATATGCTTCATCTCTTACTCTTGGGTCAAAATATCTAGGATCAGCCATCATAGCTCTAGCATCAGCCATCGTAAGTTTTTTCTCTGGTTGAGTAAATTGTTCTGACTTTACGCCAGTTCTATTCATTTCCATTACACGTTCTAATGCTTGTACGCCTGATGCAGACGCACCTAATGTACGAGCTATTGCATCATATTCTTCTGGTGGAAAAGTTTTTTGAGCCCACAAATCTACAGCATTAACTCTATCATTTCCATTTTCACCTAATATCTCCATTTCTTTATCTATATCAGGTTGTGCATCTATCATTACAGCTACATACTGTGATACTCCTGTTTCAAATTCTTCTTGAGACATTCCATTTTCTTTTGCTACATTAGTCCACCAATCAAACATTGGATTTTGTTCAACCATTTCAACAGTAACACTTTCTGGTAAAGCTGGTAATTCATATTTTTCTGGTATACTTTCTGCATGTTCATTTGCTAATTTTTCAATAATTTTTTCTTCCATTTCTTCTTCTTTGCCTTTACTAAAGGTTTCTAGCTGAGTATATGATTTAGCCATTTCCTCAGTTCTAGCTTCACCAGTCTCTGCATTCCAAAATTTCTCAGGTATATAGTCTGGTCTTTCTGGTACTGGTGGTTGTTCACCTTCAGGAACTGCATCTAATACTTCTTGCTCTGTAATTTCTTCAGCCATCTTTACTCTCCTCTACAATTTGTTGTGATTTACCTTTACTCATTCTTCTTTGAATAAGCCCTACTATGTATCGCTGTCCTTCAATATGACGTAACTGTTCATTATTTATCTCTGGTCCAGCTACTGTCTCTATTGTAATTGATTTAAGATATGCAAGTACTGTTGCTCCAGGTTCTGCCTTAAACAATGCATTGAATACTGAATTTAATGTTTGTTCTTGTTCTGGAGTTCTTTCGATGCCATCTAAACCTATTAAGGTTTTTATTTCTTTTTTTTCCATGCTACACCTCATGTAATTAAATTGTTCCACGTGGAACATAAAGGAAGTAAAGGTACTCTCATCATTCAGGGTAAATGTGCTTCACTTCCCAATAATAGAATAAGAAATTGTTACCAAAAGTCAAGAAGTTATTGTCCTTCCATTGCTCCTTCTACAGGAGTTCCTTGTACTGATTGCTGATATTGTTGCATTTGTTGCATCATTTCTGCCATTTCTTCTGGAGAACGAATCAATTCTTCTGGAATACCAAGTTTTTTTGCTATAAATTTAGCAACTTCATCTTGTTTAATCATTACATTCAATAGTTGTGGACCGACTCTACCTTGTATTAATCCTAAGAATCTATCAATATTTACAACATCAGATTGATATTGTGCTTGTGCTAATGGGCTAGATGATTTTATTTGTACTTCTCTACCATTTACAACAGGAACTTCAATACGTCCTTGTTTTTTTAATATATAAATTACTCTTTGTAATACAGGATTTACTAATTCTGCCTGTAATCTACCAAACGCTGCACCTATTTGTCTGGATAAATCTGCTTGTCTTTCTGCTACTTCTGTTGCAGACATTGGTGTTTTTTCATTTGGATTACCTAACATATCATTATACAACGCTTTCTTTATGTTAGTTCGCATATCTCTTAGTACAAGGTCAGATACATTAAAGTTTCCTGCTTGTGCAATAGGTTGTAAACCTGCACTACCTGCTGCTTTCGGTATTACTGTGCCTGGAATAAGTGCAATGTTATCAACATTAATGACTCCATCATCTTCCACTTGGTACATACCAGATATACTCATTTGTGCATTTTCTAATATTAGTTCTACGACTAAATTAGCAGTTTTAATTGCAGGTAATGCAAACTGTAATGGTCCTCTACCATATGTTTCACCAGCACATTTAGACCAACGATAAACTATATATGGATTACTACCCATACCTTTGTATGTTTCTTTATAGATTTCATGCTCATATTCTTTGGCTATTGCACAAAAAATATGTTCTTCTTCTTTAGTAGATGCATAGTTTCTATATGTGGTTTCAATAACATCTATTTCTTTATCAGGATTTGCTTTCATATCCATATCCATCTTGTCATTCATAGTTGGCTCTGCATATGCAAAAGCAAGTTCTTTCAATTTAATTCTTCTTGTGCGATAGATAGAATCTATTTTGTCATCAAAGCCACTTGTCAAACAAACTTGTGGTAATGGAATTGCTTTAAATCTTATTGGTTGAACAGCATCTCCTTCTTCAACTAATAAAACTCCTGTACCAACAGCACAATCTAAAAATGTTTCATGTATTTCTTGTGAAAAATTAGAATTTTGTAAAACTTCAAAAACATACTCTGTAATAGTATCTAGCTGTAAATTTGTTTCTTTCTGTTGATCTTTTGGTATTTCACTTCCTGCAATAAATTCTGCCCATCTTGCATAGTTAGGCACTATCCCAGACTGCAATCTACTTGCAAACTCTTGTACTGATACAACAGCAGTTTCATCAAAAATATCATTTGTTCTTCTTGCACCTATACTTTCTGTATAAAATGATTCTCTTTGTGGTAATGCAAGTTCATAACATTCTTCAAATGTGGGTGTCCAATTATCTTTTATAGACTTTGCATGTTCAAACTTAGCTAATATTTTTTTAACATTATTTTCTATATTAGCTACGTTTACTTCAGGTTTGCCTTCTATCATTATGCACCTAATGTTTGTTTTGTTTTATATGCTTCAGATAATTCAAAACCTCTGCCACCTTTTTTTCCTGACAGTAAACTTCTTCTACCACGTCTACCTGCTAAGGCAGCCTGTGTCATTTCAAATTGCTCTGCTTTAAGTTGAGCTGCTGTTCTTCTTTCTTCTTGAAGTGCTTTCCTTTGAGCTCGTCTACTTGACTCTTGTGCTTCTATTTCAGCAGCACTAGGTCCTGGTGGTTTGGGTGGGCTACCTGTTAATGGTTTACACATTATTTTTTCCTCCTGTTATACACACTATGCTTTGGTTTTACAGTATAAACATCAAATTGTCTTTTTGCTACAAATGGTTTTGATTTCTTCCCACCTAGCATTAATTTTCTTCCTTCACCTGCACCTAGTAATAAATACTGTAGTGCATCATGTATATGCGAAAATCTATTCTTGTTTGGTTTTTCATCATAGCGTTCTCCACTTGTTTGTATACGCTTATAATGATAACCACCACTAAATCCTTTTATCAAGTTAATACATTTTGGGTCAATTAACAACCCTGATTCTCCATCAGTCATTCTTGTTAATGTAGCATTAACTGCCTCCAACCTAACTAATACATCATTAGATGGTGCAGGTCTTGCATTTATACCTTTACTTCTTAGTATTTGAAAGGGTGTTGCCTCATCTGTTTGTACTCTATGGTCTCCTGCTGGGTCTCCAAAAATATAAAATTCTCTTGGCATATACAACGCCATCTGTTGTTTGAGTAAATCAGAGTATCTAACAATACCCATATCCTCTGCAACCAGCTCATCAAGTATTACCCATCGACCTCTTATGCGTTGAGCAAATACACAAGCTGGAGTCAATCCAAAATCTATTCCCATATAGATTGGCAGTTTATCTGCAACTAAACAATCACTTCTGGCTACATGCACGTCATGTCTAAATGATTCATATACTGGTTTACCATCTTCAATTAACCCTAGTTTGTTTAGTACATATACATCAATCCATGATTTAGTCTTACCTCTAATTATATTGCGATAATAATTAGGCGTAAGATTATTAGCGTTTTCTGCCTCATCATTTGATTCATATCTTTCTACAACCTCATCTTTACCCATGATTTCATGCATTGCAGGTGGCTGGTTAAAAAATGACCAGTTGTCAGGTTTGACTAACATCTTCGCTTCTTGTTTTGTAAGATAGTCAGGCAGTACTGTTTCACCAGCAAGTATCGGCCACCAATGCTCTGTATCAGGTGCGTTAGTATCAGCGATAACCCCATACCAGCTTGGACCACCATCACGCATACTAGGGTAACGACCAACACGCATAGTACAAGCATCGACAATAGACTTGGGTATTTCTCTAGCTTCATTAATCCATACTCCTGTAAGTTCTAGTGATAGTAACTTTTTTACATCTTCTGGTCTATCTAAAGCAAGAAAGATAACTTCTAGCTCTATATCACCTTTCTTAATCATGTGTGTAAAGGGTACACTGTATAAAAACTTACCCCATTCTTCTTCTGGGAACCAATCTAACCACGTTTTAATAGTAGTTGTTTTAAGTTGTGGGTTAGTATTTCTTACTACAGCCCATCTACTTTTGCGTATGCCTTCTGCATTTGGCTCTTGTGCTAATGCTCTTCTTAGTATTTCAATGCAACATGATACTGACTTACCACTACCAACTGGGCCACGCAATCCACGAAAGAAACTATCATCTTTCATAAATGTTTTTACTACTGGGCCTGGAGCTTTATAGTCTAGAGATGCCATATTTTACTGCTAACTCATAAAGTTTTTCTACTGTTTCTCTTGACATAGCAGCAATAATTTTATCTGCCTCTTGGTCAGTAACAAACTCTTTTGGATAACTTTTCATATGCTGAGTTTTTACCACTAGTCTTACTTTATTCCATTGTTCTTGTGTATATACTGCTGAATTAGCTAAATCATTGCTCATACGTTCTCCTTAAAGCCAAAATCTGCTGCTGTAATATCTAGTGTATCTTGTGGATACTTAGAGTTATCTACTTGATTTTTTACTTTATCTGATAGAGATTCTTTCATTTGTTCATAAGATGTATTTTTACTATAGTCTGTATTTTTACTAAGTAATACTGCTTCATCAATAGAAGCATCATCATAGTAATCTTTAGCTCTAACAGCTTTATTTTGTTTAGTATCATAGAAAGCTATATTCGCATTTTCAAAGTTTGTCTTACCTCGCATAATAGCTTTTATAACAACATCACGACCTACTCCAGCAGTTTCTATAAAATTTGGTTGTAGTAGTGTCTCTATTGACAAGTCTGTTTTTTCTGCAACTGTATTTAAAACAAACTTTTTATAATTTTCAAGTGTACCTACATTATCTCTAGGTGGTGCATATTTATGCACAAGTAAATCTAATGTCATATTAGGTTTATTTAATTTAGCATTTATATCAACAGCTAATGCACGAAGTCCTGAGACTTTATGATCAAAATGCGCAAAACCAGTTCTACCTGCAAGAGTTGTTTGTTCTTCTAAAATACCTTCTCTATTAGCAGCTAAACGAGTTCTTATTTTTTCTCGTTCCATTGCATATCTTCCAATAGTACCAGCATATCCTTCTGTATCTTCTATATTGCCTGGATTATTATATACTGTTGCCAAGCTATACAACTTCCCATCAATCTTCACCTGTTTTTTTATTGGTTGTACCATTATGCTTATGTTTGATTATATATAAGTTCCTTTGCCATTTTTTCTGCCAACTCTTGTGAATGTCCTTTTAATAGTTTTAACTCTAGGCATTGTTCGTATTGTTTTTTCTTTTCTGCATCTTTACGTTTCTTTTCATTGGCTAGTATATTGTTTGCTCGTATTTCTGCTTTTTCAATTCTAGTTAAAGGTGCTTTCTTTTGTGTTTGTGTTCCAAGTGGCTTTACTTTTGGCATACTACCTCCTAACAGTTCCATGCTCTAAGAGCTTTATTGATTCTTGAGTTTGGGTCTCTAGCTGTTTTAGCTGACGTTAATTTCTTTTTCATGCCTTTCATTCTAGCACAAAAAGATTTACGCCTCGCCTTATCACGCTTGGATTTTGGATTAGGTGCTGGTGGTTTTAAATTACCACCAGTACTTCTATTGTAACTGGCTCTCCCTTTGGCGTTTAGACCACCTTTTGGGTTTTTACCAGCTTTGCGTTGCCACGCTGGACTCTTAGCCATTAGTACTTAATCTTTTTTGGCTTTGGCATTTTTACTTTCTTTTTCTTTTTCATACCTGGCATTATTAACCTCCTTTCTTTTTCATCATTTTCATAATTCTATTGCGAACTGCCTTTGGCAAGTCCTTCATATGAAATAACTTCTCACTTGATTTTGTATGACTCTTACCTGTATGTAAAGTGCCATCTTTCATCTTATGTGTCTTGCCTGTAAACAATGTCCCATCTTTAGTGTAATGTGGTACGGCTTTCATTAAGTCCTCCTATATCGTCTGGTTTTTTTGGCTATGTCTTTTGGTTGTCTGCTGAACTGCTTACCTGCTGCGGTGTCTCTACGTTTCTTTGCAGTAGTCCTGGCATACTCTCTGGCAGTCAATGCTTCTCTGGCTTTCTTCGGTAGATAACGTTCACCTGTCTCACTAGACTTCTTACCTGACTTCGTACCCCAGTCTTGTTTAGACCACTTAGATAACTTGTTGGATTTTTTCTTTGGCCCTGAATATGTGCCACCTGCTTGTTTGTAATATTTGACTGCTAACTGCATGGCTCTGGCTGAGTGTTTGCCACCCATCTTAGCTCTGGCTCTGGCCTTTGCTGCTGCCCATTTCTTAGGGTCTCTTTTCTTTGCAGTACTCATTTCTTCTGTTGCTTACGCTTACGCATAAGAGATGCAATAATCTTTTTCTTGATCGCATCAGGTAGATTCTTCTGCTTCCCCTTCAACAAACTCTCGCCTTGCATCTTCTTCATAGCTCTCCCCTGTGGTTAAAATTTTACTATAGCGAAAAAAAAATAAAATTCAACATCGAGTTCTGAGAAAAAATAATGCGTGTATACTACCTCTCTACTAGTTGCACTATAGTTTTTTAAGCCCCCACCTTGCCTACACATGGCTACAGAATAATTATTCTATCTACGAGTAGTCAGAGCAGTCTATCC